TCTATCACAATGCTGAACAAATCGTCAAGACACAAGACAAAATCAGCTTATTGCCTCGACGTTGTAATATCTCTGGCAAGTATCTGTGGTTTAGACGAGCTACTAAACTGACACGTCAGTACGACGCACTATCGTCGTTGCTACAAAACTCAAGCCGCGAAACTATCTGGGTAGATAGTAGAGCATACACCCTGTTCTTATTAGAAATTGCATGACAATTTACTTCGGAGATTACTTAGTGAACACACCACTGAAAGGCGAACGGCAAGTACGAATTAACAAGCTAAGGAGATACAAACTTTCTAGTCAAAACGCAAGATCCTGGCTGCCAAGGCGCTGTGTAATCTCCAACAAAGTCCTGTGGCTAAGAAAGTCTGTCAGGCTAACTCGATATATAACAGGGCCGGGATTTCCGGTGGTACTACACTATTGGATAAGTCCAAAAGAACACTTGCTGCTCGAACTTGCAGGAAGTATCGAACGCGAACCCTACAGTATATTCGATTAATTTGTAATTCGGAGTAAATATAGTAACAAGGAGAGTTACTATGTTAGAACATATCGTACAGTTTTGGGAATTTGCTCTTATTATACTCGTCGTGTTGTTAGAAGTAATAACACGCTGGGCCGACAAGAATAGAAAAACAAAAAACAAGTTTGAATACCAAAGAATGCCAGCTATGATTCCTGAACCTATTCCTACTAAAGGCAACGGATTGTTTGAAGGTTTTTGGGTTTGGTTAACTAAACCAAGAGAATGGGAACTAACCGAAGATTTTCACTTTACTCTAAATGAAGTAGATTATATAGTTCCTAAAGGATTCGTAACCGACGGTTCTAGTGTTCCGCGAGCGTTATACGCAGTAGTTAGTCCAACCGGCATCTTATTGATGGGCGGAGTTGTTCATGACTATGGATATATGCATACAACGTTAAAAATAGCTAACGGTGAAGACACTGAGAGATATACTCAGAAGCACCTAGACCAGATTTTTCGTGATATAAATATTCAAGTAAACGGCTTTAAAGCTATCAACTACCTAGCGTACTATATGCTAAGACTATTTGGTTGGTACAGTTGGATTAAACACAGAAAAAACGATAAAAAATGGGACAAAGCATGAGAAGTTACTTGAAGAGAATGTACAGCAACACATCGACAGAAGGCAAGATGCCGAAAGTTGAAAAGAATCCAAACCGTGTTGCAGGCGGACTTCGTGCACAAGGCGTAAATAGTTTTACGATGCTAGGTGAAGATGGCCAGGAAAAAGAAGTTCCTAGTCAGAAGTACGTAAACAGTCTCGAAGAACAAGTAAGAAAGCTCAAAGACGACCAGGGATTGATGCAGAGGAAAATAGCTAGACAGGACACAAACGTCCAACGCCTAGCAGCTATTGTTGATCAGCTCAAGAACCGTTGAAATCTGGTCCTGCTATAATCTTGCCGTTTTCGGCAATAATACGGCTTTGTGGAGGCATCGGATATTGTATATCGAAGTCCTCCGCTTCAAGTTCAAACCCCCTTATCATCTCTCCTGGATTTAATAACATTCTTGCTATGCCTACCATAGCACCTATTGTTTGACAAATCATTTATAATCTCCCGATTGTTTTACTAGAACTTGCAGTTTGGTTCCAAATCTGCTTTCTTTCTACGCCTTTCTTTTGAGCAAATCTTTTTGCGTCACAGTCGTTGCACACATGAAAATAGTTATTGTTAAGACGGTTAGGATTCATGCTGCCTCTGGCGCGTAAGAACTCCGCTCCGCAGTTGTCGCAGCGTAATCGCACTAAAGTAGTCGCACGCTCGTACTCGTGTTCTAGCCCCTTTTTGGACTTTCTTTTGTGCTTGGTTTTTTGTTCTATCTCACCTAAATACATAGTGTATTTATTAAATACATAGTGTATTTACATTAAGATTATAAAAAATACAACTAAATACTACTAACAACAAGGACCAACATGAGTATCTGTATTCTAACTGACCAAGCAAAAAGCCAAATCAACCAACTATGCGAAGATCAAGGATTTTACGCAATCTCATTAAACATCAAAGGGGGCGGTTGTGCAGGCTTTGAATACGAATGGGATTCAATTAATTCTCAAGAAGACATACTAGCAGATGATCTTGTAATCGATACTGGCACTGCGAAATTTGTAGTAGGTTACAACAGCCTGCCGTTCTTAGTAGGATCATTTATAGACTACAAAAGTTCGCTAGAAGGATCTGCATTTGAAATTAACAACCCAAACGCGGAGTCTTCATGCGGATGCGGTGTGTCAATAAACTTTGACTTAGAGAGCCTTGAGGCTTCTTAAGACGACTCAGATCAACTAGGATATTCAGTAAACTAACGGAGTAAAATAATGGCAAGACAAGTAGTAGACATCGGTACAGAAGGAAATGACGGTACCGGCGATAGTATTCGCGAATCGTTTCGTAAAGTCAACACAAACTTCCAAGAAATATACGCAGTTGTAGGACAAGGTGGACAGATTCGATTTACTTCTTTGTCTGATACTCCTGACGACTACGACAACTACCAAGGTAACGGCGATGAAGCGTATATGCCTATTGTTGCTCAAGACGGCAGTGGCATAGAAATACGTCGCCTGGCTTCAAACGCAGAAGAAACAGACGATGCCGTCGCAGACACTATTACCTACAACGTAACGCAAGACGGCTTCCTTATACTAAAAACAGCTAACGCACAGATTGAACAGGACAACGAGCCTGCACTGGGCGGCCCTTTAAATGCTAGAGATCGTGCTGTTGGCAATGTTAGTATCACACAGGCTGCTATCGAAAGTCTCAACAGTGTTCATTCTACTGACCTAACAATTGACGACCTTGTTATCGATAAAGGCTACGCAGACAGAAACTACTACAACAGACAGGCTCCGGGCGAAGAAGTAAACATTGCTGACGAACCTAGTGATACCTCTGATTTCTTCAAAGATTTTACAGTTGACGGTGACATTGCTGAAATAGTCGATCACGGGCTAACACAGGGTTCAAAAGGTGCAGGCTGGACTTACACTACAACCGGTGATCCCCTTGACATCGAATACACTTTAACAAGTGGCGCGACACAAGTTACTGAAACCGACACTCTTACTGACGGGCAAACTCTATACATCATCCCGCGCGGCCTGAGCCAGGTCGAATTTTATCTAAACTTCGCAGACACAGAAGTTATGGACGACGTGATACGTGAAAGCTTGCGTTTGAAACTAAGTGGTGGTACTGGTACACAAACTATTGAAAATCCTTACTACGACAGTACGTTGCTGGGCAACTGGTTGTCAAACGAAGCACTACCAAGAAACAGCGTAGTGCGTCGACAAGGCGATTCAATGGAAGGTGTTCTTAACCTTGCTGACCACCCAGGAAGTCTAGCAGGCGCAGGCACACCAGGAGGCATTGAAGACCTTCAAGCTGCTACTAAATTGTATGTAGACAGTCAGTCTACAGAAAGCACAACAAGTCTTTTTGTTAGCAGTCAAGGCAGTGACAGTACAATTGGTGTTCCTACCGGACGTAAAGGACGTAGTCTAGCATACGCATATAGAACCATAGGCGGGGCTGCACGTAAAGCCGAAGAGATTCAGCTAGCATCACCATTCGAGACTGGTCCTTACATGCAGGACGTTATCTACACTGAAATTGCAGGTGCAAGTACTGATGTTACTAAGTCTCAGGTTACTACACAAGGCGTAGACTCTGCAACCGCAGGAGATCTGTTTGTAAAACAATTGATCAGCTTAAACAAAGAATTTATCATCCAAGAAGTTTTTGCTTGGATTGATCAAAACGTTGCAAGCTCTGCTCAGACTGTACTAGGACCAAATAACGTCGAAGTAAACTGGGCGGCTTTAACGTATAACAAAGACCGTCTTAGCGGCGAACTAGGTCGCGCACTTAACGCAAGTGCGTTTGACCACTTAGCAGGAACCACTGCTAACATATTAAGCAAAAGAATAGGTCTAGAATACTTTTCACAGCTGGATCTACAAGTTGGCGCTGGCCTTTCTCCTAGCGTGTTTGAGTCGGTGATTGATCGTACTAGGAACGTTCTAAGCATCGTACTAAACAACGACGATAACGCACCGTTTACTAACCTGCAAACTAATATAGAACAGAAGTTCCTTGCTAATCCGCCAGACGAAGGCGGCAACCCTGTTCCGCTACCAGACGACAAGACAAGCATCGACAACAACCTTACGCTTATTCAGAACATTGTTAACCAAGGCGTGTTTTCAGCGCCGCTTGATATATCAGGCAACCTGTACGATATAACAATCACAAACGGCAGCAACGATTTTGTCGACCAAGGCAACCCACAAAACAGAGATCTTCGTGTTGGTAAGCTAATACAAGGTAAGTCAAGCGGAGCACTTGGTCGAATTATAAGCTACACAGCAGGCGGTCTGTCAGACGATACTATATCACTGGAATTAGTAAGACCTATTGACTTCGAGCTTGACGAAGAGCTAGAATTTGGTAACGCTGTAAAATCTAGAAACATCTCTATTAAAGTCGAAAGTGGACCTTATTACGAAGACTTTCCGATACGTCTACCAGAAAACACAACTATTGTAGGTGACGAGTCTCGTAGAGTTATTGTGCGGCCTCGCAGCGGAACTAGCCGCTCTGTTTGGGCAGATGTCTTCTTCTACAGAGACCTAGAGTTTGACGGATTAACAGCCGACGACAACACCAGTATTACTAACATAGCCGATAACAACTTACCTTCTGCAGGTACTCAATACATTGATCCTAACACAGGCGAATTGACAGGTTACTTCGGTAGGCATTATCTTAACGACCCTACTGAAGCAAAGAACGTAGATGCAACCGGATCACTAGCTGTTACTAACGTTGGTGAGTACGCAGACAGTGCAGAGCTAATCCAAGAAAATGTTAACTTTATAGTCGACGAAACAATAGCTTGGGTTGAAGAGCGTACTGACAGGCCTTCGCCTCCTTCAGGTTTCAACTTTGCGTTTACTCCGTTGATTAGACGTCAATTTACTCGTACAATTAGAGAAGCAGTAGTGTCATTTACAACTGACCTAAGAGACGGTGATTCATTAGCCACCCTAGACAGTCAAGGTAATATCTTCTTTAACTTCCCAGCAGCACAAAAAGATGCACTAGATGAAGCATTCGGGTATGTGCGTACTATTCTTGAAGATGTACTGCAAAATCAAGCATTTGTGAGAGCATCTGCGATTGATGGGTTTATCGCAAGTGACGCAGCGGAACAAACTATAAACAACGGCTTGGCGCTAAGCACAGATGTTTATGATTCTAGCGCAAACACTGGTATCATACTTAACTTAATTGAGTTACTACTCTTTGCCTTTGACAACGGCTGCAACCCTAGTCGTTCATCACAGGACGTTGATGCGTTCATGCTTAACGACGCAAGCATGATAAGAGGAATTACAGTTCAGGGCATCGGCGGCTTTGCAGCAGTACTTGATCCGGCTGGACAGATACTAACGAAAGCACCTTATATTAACAACTGCTTGGTGTATTCAAAGAGTTTGAACAGACAAGCGTTCAGGGGTGGTGTTTTTGCTGATGCATTCTGTGCAAATACTCCACTAACAGTTACTCAAGTACAAGATAGTGGATTTAGGTTGTCTGTAAAGGCAGCGGCAGGTTCAGCTCTTGCACTACGCAAGCCAGTAACACCAGCACCGTTCTACATTAATGGTGTCCGCTATCAGGTAAATGACATTCCTTTGTATGACCCGGACGCCGCAGAACCAATAGCAGAGCTAGTTCTAGATTCGTTCTCAGGACAACAGGACAACAACGGCGATTATATAGGCTTCCAGGAAACCTTAGTAGGCGGTGAGTACGACATTACATTGCAAACGCCAGGCAACAGAACAATATACTCAAACGACGTGATTCTCATCAACGACTTGGGATACGGTGTTGTTGCTTCTAACGACGCAATCTGTGAAATAGCATCAACATTTACAGGATACTGCTATGCTGGTTACTTTGCAGCCAAAGGTGGTCAAATTAGATCATCAGCAGGCGGCAACTCTTACGGTGTCCGAGGTCTTGTTGCAGAAGGATTTAATCCAAACGAAGTACCAGACGATGTTGTCCTAGTAAAAGACGTTACTCAAGAAGCAAAAACATTCAATGCAGAAGTGGTACTAACGCTAGACGGGAACATATCTGTTAATGCAGGCGACACTGTTACTCAGAACAGTGCTAGTGGTACCGGTACTGCGATACTTCCTACAAACAGCAACCAGATCTACTTGAAAGACGTAAGCGGTACCTTTAACACAGGCAACGACATTGAAGTTAACGCTTCTGGAACAGACACAGTACCAACTAGTGTTGATGCTAACGACTACGGCAACCCACAGGGGCTACTGGCTATACACTTTTATGACACAGAGTACAAGCCAAACGACAGAGGCAAAGTAACGTACTACCATAATGACGGTGGGTCACCATCAGGGGAAATATCTAGCTATCGTGTAACTACTGTTGAAGAAATTCTAAACGTAGTAATTGACGGTTTAGTAGCTGATGACAGCATATACTCTTATACTGCACTGTCAAGAGGACCAGGCGAAGTTGTTGGCACTGGCGCTGTAGTTCTAGTGTCAAAAACACAACAAGACGGTGGTACTTACTTTGCTGAAGTATACAACGGCGCAGCTGGCCAAAACTACCTAGTAGGTGATACGTTTACTATCACAGGTGATAAGCTAAACGGTACTACACCAGCAAACGACGCAACAGTAACAGTTGAAGAAGTAATCAAACCAGACGCATTACTTGACACAGGTACAATTTCTAGGGTTAGCATAAGTGGTGACGCTAACGTAGTGTCTGGTCTAACCCCTCAGCGTAGTGGTAAGGTATATCGTGCGAACTTCTCGACCAACGACGAAGAGTTTTCAGTAGACGGCCTAACAGAAGCTGTGCCGGAAGAGCAGTTTGTTACTCTACTTGATCGTAGAAGCTTCTTGTTTGACGAACTAAGAGATACAGAAAACCTAACTATTCGTCCAAGTACAGCTATCAACTTCGCAGAACAAGAAGAGTTTACATATCGTGCAATCAGCTTATCAACAGTTGATTCGACCGGGGCCGACGTAGGCAGCGACTCTGCTTACACTAGCACAAACACTACGTTTGACTACGTAAACCTTGTTATCGATAACACCTACAAGACACTAGCGGGTAGTGCAGTCGATGAGCTCAGCGGAACTGTTGGATCAACTAACCTAGGTTCGTCTACAGGCGATACTACAATTGCTGTTACGCTTTTAAGTGACAGACTTGATGTTTATCGTCTAAACAACAACCAGTTCACAGACAGTGATTTTAGCCCACCGTTTAACGACAACACAGGCAACGAACTTGAGTACACCAACGCGCTACCAATGATAATTTCATGGCAGGGCAAACGTCATTACGTTTACAACTATCGCGAAGTACTAGTAGACGGTACAAACGAAGTACAGTCAACGTTTGATGCAGACGGTAACACGTTTGCTCTAGTAGATCTAGCAGAAGTTACAGGTGTCGAGCTAACATTATCAGCACCTAGTACTTGGAATAGACTAGAAAATACCTCAGATGTTGCAATTGTTCGTCAGAAGAACAACATAACTGCTCAAGGGTTGGTAAGAATAGCAGGCGTAGATCGTTCTGTACTTAAACTGTACGAAGAACAGGGAACATTTAACACAACAGATGATCTTGAAATAAGCTACGACGGCGGATCAATATATACAGATCTAGTTGACGGCGGCTCTAGTCCAGTAAGCCCAGTTTCTGTACTTGTTCGAGACACTAACCTAACTGGGCAGTCTACAGGCATTGCAGAACCGTTGACTACAATACTAAACGATACAGTAACCGTAAGAGCAGCAATACAAGACGGTTCTCTTGCTATTATTACAACGCAGATATCATTGTGTCGCGCAACTGCACACGACTTTAACGACATCGGCACAGGTTCGTACAACGACTCGAACATCCCTAACGTAGTACTAGGTCGCCCTGTTAACTCACCTGACAAAGAAAGTCAAGTATTTGAGCTTGACAAAGGTCGAGTATTTTATGAGTCAACAGACCAAGACGGCTTCTTCCAAGTTGGTAGGTTCTTTAACGTAGACCAAGGCACAGGAACAGTTACGTTTGCAGCAAGTATCGCACTTTCAGATGTTGACGGTATCGGCTTTAGGCGTGGTGTTGTTGTTAACGAGTTTTCAACAGACTCGTCAATGAGTGACAACGCCAACGACGCTGTACCAACCGAAAGTGCAACACGTGGTTACATTGATAGGCGTCTTGGTTTCAACCAAGCTGGTAATGCTGTTACAAACCCTCTAGGACCTAACGTACTAACCGACAACGGCGCTGTGCCAATGGCAGGCGACCTGAACCTAGCTGGTTTCTCAGTCACTAATTTGGCTCCGATTACGCTATCGTCAGATGACAGGACAGCAGTGCCAAAGGACTACGTTGATTCAAGAACTGAGTCGTTTAACAAGTTCAAAAACCTAAGAGACGTAGAAGTAGCTACAGCAGACAGTAACCAGCTACTAGGATTGTCAGGAGTAAAAACTGCTTACTTACTTTCTACTTCGTTATCTGGCGGCACATTTGCTATTGGTCAAGTTCTTACCAACTCGGGCGGTACTAACAACTATGGTACAATTGTAGGGTTGAATACTGATTCAGATCCTAACTTTGGTAACATTCTAAAAGTTAGTTTTACTCCAGGACCAGACAATTACAGCGAAGTAGACCCGCTAGCAGTTTCACTTCCACGCATTTACCATAAAGCAAGCGGAACAACAACTGCAAATGGTAGCGGTGTTGTTACTAGTGGGCCGTTCTTTGAAGTAATAAACATCGAAGAAGACGCATCGAGTGACATCTCGCTATCTGTTGTTAGACCAAACAATAACAGCATTGACCCAAGGGCTTCTGTTAACCTGCAGATAAAAGCAAACACTGTTGTAAACGCTGATGTAAATGCTGGCGCTGAAATTGCACAATCTAAGTTGAACCTGCAAGAAGCCGACACGTATACAGGTAGCGAACCAAGTGGCGGGACAGGCGCTGCAACTGTGCAGGCAAACCTAGGGTTGTCAAAGTTTAACGACAACGAGTTCACAGTTACCCGTGGTTACGTTAAGCTAAAAGACAACGGCGTAGCAGCGTCAAAACTGCAACAGGTTCCAACAGACACAGTTCTAGGACGCAGTTCGGGCGGTACAGGTAACGTTAGTCCGATTTCGTTCAGTGACATAGTTAACCAAGGTGACGGTCTACAGTTAACAGACTTTCCGTCAACTAGCATTGAAAACGTTGAAAGTGCAAACTATTCAAACGCAGGGGTTCTAACACGCAAAGGAGCAAACGACTTTACTGTTGTTCCTGCTACTACAACTGGTAGCAAGAACAGTTTTGTTAAAACAACAAACAGCGGTAGAATTGTAGCAAATGACATTGCTATCGGTCAGGACCCAAACTTTGTTGTACTAAGAGCCACATCAGGTGGATCTGAACTAACAGTAAGTACACCTACTGGCGGTACAGTACTAACATCGCAAGGTGCATCTACTCCAAAGGTCAGCATTCCTGGCAACTTAGACGTTGGAGCAACAGGCGTTTCGCAGTCTACTCTGCAAGGAAACTCAGGCGCAGCAGGCGACAGTTGGATAGGCTCAACATGGGCTCGTCACAGTTTCATTGAAGCTATATCTGGAGGCGGCGCAGCCAGCACAGGTATATCAATTGGATTGGGCTCAGGTCAAACTCTTAACGGCGAAGTTGGTATCGTTACAGCAAACACTGGCAACAACACAAGTCCTATTCCGTTCTTGTTCTCAAGCACCGGTGTTCGACCAGATATTGACGAAGAATATGATATCGGTACAAGCGGCAATAGATACAAAGACTTGTGGATTAGAAACGTTAACTCTTCAGGTAACTTTACTACAAGTGGTAACATTGAGGCTGGCAGTGCTAGTCATGTTGAAGTAGGCAGAGGCAGCGGTAGTGTTGCAATGACTATTAATGATAGTCAAGGTAATGCTAATCTCACATTTAATCACCGAGACGGTGTACCAGACGATAGTGGGTCTTCTGCAAGGATTACATCAGCTGTAGATAGTGGCGGCGGAACACTTAGCTTTGAAGTTGCTGACAACACTACTAGTGGTGTTTCGGTTAGTACGTCGCAGATACTTAGACTCGACTCGGGCGGCGCGTTAATAACTAGTGGCACATTTGAAGTTAATGGTTCTGCAACTAACATTAACTCGTCTGCTATTACTTTAGGTAACTCTAGTACCGACGAGCTAGAAGTAAATGCCGAAATTACAAGCAACGTGTACCCGCGTGCTAACTCAGGTGCAGACAGTGGACTAAACCTTGGTACTTCAGGCAGACGCTGGAATACAGTTTATGCTACCGTATTTGATGGTACTGCAACTAGCGCAAGATATGCTGACTTGGCTGAGAATTACTTAGCTGATTTGTCATACAAGGCCGGTACAGTTCTTGTGTTTGGCGGCGACGAGGAAGTTACAACAACTGTAACTAAAAGCGATCACAGAGCGGCGGGTGTTGTATCAACAGAACCTGCTCACTTGATGAATTCGGACCTACAAGGCGATAATGTAGTTGCACTTGCTCTACAAGGTCGAGTACCATGTAATGTTATTGGTAAAGTGCGCAAAGGTGATATTATCGTTACTAGTGGTGTTGCAGGTTACGGTTGTGTAAACAACACACCTACACCAGGAACAATGATAGGCAAGGCAGTAGGCACTAAAACAACAGACGAACGCGGCATTGTTGAAGTAGTAGTAGGGAGGTAACAGTGGCTAATATAAACAACGGCAAAAAAGTAAAACTCAAGGAAGGAAATACAGTAAAGACGGTGGTCGCTAATGTGTCCACCCAACTGTTAGTATCAGTGCAAGGAGAGCCAGATGGCAAGACAAATCGTAAATCTAGGAAGTAGTCCAAACAAAGGTGACGGCGATCCTTTAAGAGTTGCGTTTGATAAGATCAACGATAACTTTGAAGAGTTGTATGCTGCATCGTCAGCCGGTGACTTTATCAATACAGACGTGTTCGGATCAGTCTACTCCGACGACAGTACGTTAATTGTAGACAGTGTTAACGGAATCTTTTACGGTAACCTAGTAGGTGACGTAATCGGCTCTGTGTTTGCTGACGATAGTACTATTATTATTGATAGTGAAACAGGAACAATTCCAGGATATGTAAGTGTTAACGAGCTAAAGAACATTGTTGCGCAGTCAACAGACTTTAATGACTTTAAGGCACGAATATCTAACCTATAACTGAATAAATACAATACATTGACAGGAAGCAATCATGGCTATAGAACTCATTAATATCGGTAACATTGCAAACGACGGCACAGGGGACGAGCTTCGTGTTGCATTTAGAAAAATCAATCAAAACTTCGAAGACTTAGATCTGAGAGTTGCTGATGCAGTGCTGGGTATAAACACTGGCACAGGAGTTGGCATTTACCGAGGCCGTAATGAAAACGATCTAGAGTTCAAAAGCCTTGTTGCGGGTAACAATGTTGAGCTAGCTGACAACCCAGCAAGCATTGAAATCTCTGTACCTGATGTACTAACAGAAACTCCAGTCATAACAGACGCTGGCAGCTATGTTCTAGCTAGCGGCGGCGTAATTAGAGTGTTCGGCGGCACTGCAATTGATACTTCACTTGACACACTTGACAATAGCATTGTTATTACCAACCTGTTTGACGAACTAAGCAAAGACACGACGCCTGAGCTCGGCGGCACGCTAAATGCACAGTCAAACAACATCACTAATGTCAACAGAATTACTGCAAACGAGTTTCAAGGTGGTTCGTTCCAAGGTAACTTTGCTGGTAACTTTACTGGCACAGTTAACGGAATCAATACTGACGTTGTAAGCAGTTTCTTTGACGACATTGACTTCGGTGGTCTTCCTACAAATATAACTAGTTTCTACGAGTACCTAGTTAAGACTATTGATGTTGATCTAGGCACGGCATCAAGTCCGTCACCAGATAGCATCGACTTCGGTGGCTTTGTTTAAACCGATAAATAGCTGTATAAGGAAAATATATGGCGAATCTCTGGACACAACCAAATAACTATCTCTTGAGGACTCTTAACGAGCGCATCTTTATTGCGCCCGGAGAGCTTAGTCTACCGTTATCTACAACAACTGACGTCACAGTCACACTTATCAGCGGTGAACTACCGGTTGGAATGCGAATAGCAGGTACTGACCTAGTAGGAGCGCCTGTTGAAGAAGTTGTTGAGACAGATTATACGTTTGTGCTTCGCGCCACTACTCCGTCTACGCTCGAGGATCGCACTCTAAGACTAAGAGTCGACGGCGCTGACCAACCTCGCTGGGTAGATGACGAAGGCCTGCTTCCAATAGGTCCAAACAATCGCCTATTTATTCTTGACAACGAAATTATTGACTTTGAGCTAGCAGTAATTGATCCAGACTTGCCAGCAGGCGACACACTAGAATTTTATATTGCGCCCGGAGACGGTGTATTACCACCAGGAATAACCCTAACCTCAGACGGCAGACTAACAGGCGTAGTAGAACCTCTTCTTGCACTCGACAAACAAGCAAGCGAAGGCGGGTATGACACTAATCCATACGATGTTTACCCAAACGACTATGCTATTCCAAGCACAAGTGGCTTTGACAGCTTCGATTACGACACAGTTGAGTACGACTTCGCGTTTCCGTCTACTCGACCTAACAAGCTAAACCGATATTACGAGTTTGCTGTGAAGGTTGCTGACAAATACTCTCAGCCAATACGCAGAGTATTTCAAATTTACGTAGTAGGTGACGACTTTGTAACAGCAGACAACACAATCGTCAAAGTAAGCAACGGGGTCTTCACAGCTGACCTTACCAACATCAGAACACCGCGTTGGATTACTCCGCCGGACCTAGGTGCTCTACGAGCCGATAACTATGCAACAATCTATCTTGACACTCTAGTTACGAATAACCTAGAAGGAAGAGTTGTCTATTCACTCGAGTCTCAAAATCCAGATGGTACTGACAGCGTTCTGCCCAAAGGCACTGCACTAGACAGTATCTCAGGCGAGGTTATAGGTTACATACCAGGACAACCAGCAGTCACAATTGATTACAAGTTCACAGTTCGTGCTACACGGTTTACTACAGACGACGACATCGCTGTTGTTACTATCCAAGTGTATGAAGACACTTTCTCAGGACAGAAAAGGTTCAAAGTATTCAAGTTGCCTACAGGCACATCAGACGGAATCGATGATCTAGGCGATTTGCGGAACCGAAGAATATTCATCGACAACCAACAGTACACAGTAAGCAGCATTGACGGGTCAAATGAAGACTATGATGTCATTACTACTACAGACACACTAAAGTCTAAGCTAACCTTTACAACAGCCGAAGTAGTTCCACCAGGATCAACCGAGTTCTTTATTAATAGGTTGTCGTACAGAGACAGTATCGAATGGGAGGGCAAGCGTTTAAACTACAGCGAGCAAGAATCTTACGGCGTAACAAGGATTCAGCCGTATATTGAATGGCAAATTACTAGCCCGTCAGGCAGTATTGCTATAAACTACGCAGCAGCAGGTATCAATCCACCGGCTGGCGGCAACGAAACGCTTAACAGTGCCATCGACAGAACGTTTTCTACTGAAGAGTACGACATTGAGATCACATCAGCTACCGCAAGTTCTGTGAGAATCTTTATACCTAAAAACAAAGACGCTGCACTTGCTAGGTTAAGAGCAATCTTTGGTGGCGTAAACACTGATTTAACGTTTACTGTTCTGGATGACACTAGAAGTTTACTAAAACTAGATAGTCCGTTAGTATCGGGTCGAAGCTTTGGCCTAGATAGAACCATTGGTATATCAGTCTTCGAAGACGATGTAATCAAAAAAGAGTTTTTATCAGATGCAAACCAAGATATTACTAATCCTAGCAGCATAAGAACGTTTAACGTAAGAGTACTTGGTGAAATCGAAAGCGAACTAACTTGGATAACACCAAGCGACTTGGGCACAATCAATGCCAACTTTGTATCAACCTTGCGTGTTGAAGCAGAAACTACAGTACCTAACGGAAGAATAGTATATTCGGTTGTGTCAGGCAATCTGCCTGCTGGATTAAGACTGTCTTATAGAGGTGCTATCATCGGCAGCGCAAGACAGTTTGCCAGCAGTGAAGGTCCTGGGCTTACAAGAATAGATAACCAGACTACAACGTTCGACGAAGGCGAAACAACTATCGACAGAGAGTTCAAGTTCACTGTAAGAGCTGCCGATCGATTCAACTTTAGCGCGTCAACACGAGAATTTACACTGCGAGTAGACGACTTAGACTCAACACTCTACAACAACATATATGTTCGTCCGTTCATGAAACCGAGTTTGCGCAACGAGTACCGCAATTTCGTTAGTGACACAACTATTTTCCCTTCTGACGCTATCTATCGTCCAAACGATCCGGCATTTGGCAAGCAGTTAGAGCCGAAAATGCTGATCTATGCTGGTATAGAAAGCAAAGCAACCTACATAGACGACGACGGAATTGAGCAGACTATTGATCCGTTGGCTTGGATTGCAGCGGCAGCCGCCAAAAACCACAAGAGAAGACGCTATCAAGTCGGTGACGTTAAGCGAGCAGTGGCTAAACGCCCAGGAACCAACGAAGCTGTGTACGAGCTGATCTACCTTGAAGTAGTGGACCCTGCAGAACCAGCGTTGGGCGAGACCAAGGAACGGTTCAAAATCAATAATACCAAACGAATTACTTCGGATTCGAGCGGTTACGATCAAAAAGAAGCAGAATATAACAGCGACTTTGTGAACAGCGAACCAAGAAGACAACGTAACCACCCGTACAACAACACTATCAAAGCTGATAGTGACGCGGTCATTGTAAATCAAGAAGGTGACGTACTAAGATACTTGTCTAACACGACAAATATGAGGAAGCGCATCGAGGAAATTGGCAAGGTACAACGTGACTACTTGCCTTTGTGGATGCGTACAGGACAAAGCAATGCATTTAGAGAGTTAGGGTACGTAACAGCGATCCCAATTGCGTACTGCAAGGTAGGAACAAGCGAAGACGTACTACTGAATGTGCAAAATGCATTGAAAAACAGAGAATTCGATCTAAAAGAACTCGACCTAGACGTCGACAGATACCTAGTCGATAACGCTGCGGATTCAACAGATGAAAGATATATACTGTTTGCGAACTACCAGTTCAATGAATAAATAAAATAAAGGATACTATCAATGGCTAGTAATATAGAATTTAACCCAATCAATGAAAACTACCCGGTCGCTGGCCAAGATAACAACAGCCAAGGCTTCCGTGATAACTTCAGCGTAATCAAAAATAGTTTTGAAGATGCAAAAACTGAAATAGAAGACCTACAGGACAACGGTGCCCGCACAGACCAAGACAACGAGTTTAGCTACAACAAAATTATTAAGCCAACTCTAGTGGCTCCGGCAATTCTAGCATACCCAGGAAAAGAAATTAGTGCAGGTCTAGCAGAAGTGTCACTAGACTTAGGATCGTATCATCAATTTGATATCACAACATCAGGTACTATTGACCTGGCAGGCTGGCCAAACGTAAACGACGGCGTCGATAAAATCGGCAGAATTGTTGTAGAACTAACTCTTGACAGTGGCGCAAGTACATCTACTATTGAATTCACTAGTGAAAACTCAGGTACTATCAAAAGAGAAACCAGCAGTGTATGGGAAAGCGCATCTACTGCAACCTCAGCAAAAGTAGAACTTGATACCCCTGGTGTAGCACGAGTGTTCGAGTTTTGGTCTTATGACAATGGCGCAAGCGTATACGCAAAACATATCGGAGACTTCGAGTAATGTTTAATCCACTTGTGGATAACTTTGAATCCTTGTCAGACGATCAAGTTGACGAGAAAATAAGAAAACTTACTTCGCACTACTACCAAACGATAAACCCTAGCGTGAGAAATCAGATCGTAACGCTGCTAGAGATGTATCAAGTAGAAGCCTCGGTCAGGCGTCAGACACGCTATCAGCAAAGAGATGGCGATGATGATCTTGACAATTTGATAAATGTCAGTTAAAATAGTAGGATGCAAATTGACAAACTAGGTATCCCACAATTCTCTGAACGCGATCTTGCTGAACTTTTACAGCAAGGTCACATCGACAAGCTCGCAGACGTACTCTGCACACCTGGCAAATGGGTTGAAGAGTTCAACTCGGCTGCTGATCGGTTCGGTAACCTCCAGCTACGAAAACACTCCCCACCGCTTGTTGGAAGACAAGAATTTGACGAGATAATGCAGTCAGAATGGTTTATGCCCGACGAGTATAAAGACCTTGACGTCGATACATATCTCATGAGATGGTGCTCAGCTGACGACGAAATAGCTAGAGTAAATATGGAAATGCGCGAGTTTCGGGCAAGAGGAATGATAAATGTGCTGAGGTACATGATTTATCTTGTGGATTTCATGCAAGATAACAACATTTTATGGGGTGTCGGCCGTGGTTCTAGTGTAGCAAGCTACGTCTTGTACCTTATAGGTGTGCATCGCATGAATTCTATCCAATATGGACTAGATTTTAACGAGTTCATGAGATAACTAATAGTAGTAATAGGAGAATTACAATGGCAATGAGACAATCAGGAAACAAAACTTACAGAACTATGCAAGGTCGAGAGATTGACATGGATATGTTGCGTAAGAAAAACGAACTTACTCCAGCAGTTGGTAACGCAAGAGTAAACGCTAGAGGCGACGAGCTAGGCGCAGGTGGTAAAATTGTACGTAAACGTGAAGACATCGTCAACGATTACTACAAGAACACACGAACTGTACCAGAGGAAAACACTGGCAAAACTGCAAAAGAGCAGCCTGCAAGTGAAGAAAAGTCAAAACCAAAAGCAGAAAAGAGCACAGCTCGCAAAACAAAGTCTTCTAAAACTGAAGAAGTTAAAGAACAGACACCTTCTGCAGAAGAAGCAGCAGAGTGGGAAGAAACTGAAGACGGCGACTTTGTAAAAAAAGGTGAATAATGGCAGCTAACTTAAACACAATTGAAGGCAAACCAGAAGCTATCGGCAACCGTGTTCTTGTGACTGATATGTACTTTGGCGAACAAAAGACAGAATCAGGCATTGTGTTAAAAAACGACGACGGTCAGACGCGCGGCATCTACCCGCGTTGGGCCAAAGTCTACTCTAAAGGTCCAGAAAACCACGACGAGTATACTATAGGACAATGGGTTCTTGTAGAACATGGGCGCTGGACTAGAGGGTTTATCCTCAACGACGGCACTGGTGAAGACGAATACCGTATGGTAGAAACAGAAAGTATTCTAGCATACGCAGACGAAAAGCCAAACGACACACAAATTGGCAACGAGTACTCCGACGGACAAGAAGCAACAGTAGATCCGTCATCATTCATAGACCCACAATACTAAAAGAGGTGAAACTTGGAAGAACTAGTAGAAAAAATTGCTCGATGGCATCATAACCGTAATTTAATTGCTGGGTCTGACGACAAAACGCAGTTCTGTAAATTAGCTGAAGAAATGGGAGAGCTCTCGTCAAACATTTGTAAAGGCAAAGATATCAAAGACGACATCGGTGATGTGATTGTTGTACTGATCAACTTAGCTGAGCGTAATCAAATCACAATT